GACACCGCAAGCTGGAATAATAAACGATTGCGTGGCGTAACCTTCGGTTTCCAAGTCAAGACACACATCGTCGAGTGCCACGTTGACGAAGCCACCAACGTTTTCGACAATGACCCAAGTGGGTTTTTTGTGCTTAATAATTTCATACATGTACGGCCAGAGGTGTCTGTCATCTTCCTTGCCTTTTTGCTTCCCGGCGAGGGAGAACGGTTGACAGGGGATTCCTCCACAGATGAGGTCGAATTCTTGAATAAGTCTTGTTGGTTCATTTCCAATCTCCTTTAGGTCTTTATATATTGGCACTTCAGGCCAGTGTTTATTTAATACTTTACGACAGAACTCATCATACTCACAAAAAGCTACGGTATCAAAACCACCTGTAGCCTCTAGTCCAAGGCTGAATCCTCCTATCCCGGAACACACATCTAATATCTTAATCATGTTTACTCCAAGGTTTCTCCATTTGATTATCTTCTAAGTAATACCAAGTGTTCTTGCCTGGTACGTTATGTGTCTTCACCTTATCTCCAAGATACTTCTGAACATGTGATACACCGTATCTTGCTGCTCTTTCTCCTGAAGCTAGGTCTTTCTCTTTCAATGCAGTTCGAGCCAATAACTCTAGCTCTTGTCTTGTATAAAACTTATACGAACTCATTGCTCCAGCTATCACTCTAGCTATCTCTACTTCATCAGGACTGTCTTGTGCATCCACAGTTCTAAAGAAGCCACGCTCAAAGTCAAAGTAAGCTAGATGTTGATCAGGCTCTCTTGCGTTTCTTGCCTCATAAAACAATGAGACGTTAGGCTTTGTACCTGACAGCTTGATACCTGAGTCCATCCAACCAGCAAAGGCACTACCACCACGAGCAGACATGAACGACAGATCGTCTGCCCTTTCCTTACCTGTGTGGTGAGCAATGATCACTGCTACTTTGAATAGTTCTATCAACTTATCTATCCTAGATAACATCTCATGGATCTCTGAGTTAGAGTTCTCTTCACCACTAAAGAAGTTAATAATAGGATCAATCATAACCAAGTCAGGCTTATGATACTCAATACTCTCAGCTATCGCATCCATGTCGCCATCTCTCATGATGTTCTTTCTGAGTCTGCCAGATGCTATCAGGTTTGATTTACCCAAGTTGTATAGCTCCGGGTCATGATGAAAAGGTTTGTAATACATCTCTATTCTTTTCTTTAAGAACTCATGAATGATCTCTGCCTGTAGCCACATAACCTTTAGAGGTCTAGAGAACTGTGTCCCCATAAACTCTGTGCCTGTCGTGGCAGAAGCAGCGAATGCCCCTAGCCAATGTGACTTACCTATCTTAGGTTTACCTAGTAATAAGACTCTTGATTGTTCAAATACGAATGCATCTCCCCAAAACTGTTCGATGCGACTTGAATCCATTGTATCCCAGAACGGATCATTGAAAGACTTCAAGCCTAATGGATCTCTTTCAACTATGTCCTGACTCTTTTGTTGGTCAATTGGATCTTCTTGATCCATGATCTCTTTGAGTTCATCTGCTAACGGTATCTGCCATTGGCTTGTATTCCATTTCAATATGCCAACGTCTGTATCTTCTTGGTTTCTTTTGAGATGGCCTGTACAAATACTATTGGTGGTATGTAATACCTCTTGCACACTCATAGGTGGAGTGTTCGTTTGATTCCAATCTAATGCTTTGATCAGAACTTCTCGCATGCCCCAACCTTCTAGAATCCATTTGCCTACCAACCTTGCCAATGTATCGTTACGCATTCCAGATTGCACACCATCTAATGATAGAGGTGTCTTGTTATCTAGACTGATCTTGCCATCGTTGTTGAAGTCATAGATAACATTCATATCCTGACTGTTGAGTACAGGTAGATCATCCATTGAATCAATGATCACATCATCGACAGTTTCAAACATATACTTATTAGAAGGACTGACCATGACATAGCCACCCTCTCCTCTGATATCTAGTCTGCCTGTTGTGTTTCGTATAGTAAGGTTGGGATTGATTGCGTAGAAGTAATGATAGCCACCGCGAGGAGTCTTCTGTTTGAGTGTAGTTCTTGTGATCTCACCTGACTCTACGAAGTCACAAGCCTCTTGTGAGTCTGCATCCAATACAACAAAGGTGATACCGGTTACCACCGCCCAATTACATTTGGGAAACTGTTTGTACCAATTGCCTATATCTTTTTTACTTGGCTGGTTGGTGATGTAGTCAGACCATTTGACTCTTGGTGTCTTTGACCAACGCTTGATTAAGACATCTTCTTCTTCATTAGGATGTCTTGCTTTGAAGTAATCTGGTATTACGTCTTCGCGTGAGCCACAAGGTATGAGATGAAAGTTGTTTTCATAATATGAAACCAACATATCTTTGCGTGACTTATCATCGATCTCGTCTCCAACAAGATTGAATTGTAAATCGAGAGACATGTTATCCCTCTACTGGTCCGTATATGCCTTCCCAATCTAAGGCATGCCCGGTTAACTTGATAATTTTCTTTGCTTGGTTTACTGAAGGTTGTCTACTGCCGTATCTCCAGGATCTTATTGTATCTACTGATACACCAAGTTCCTTGGCTAGAGTTTCTTCGCCCCTCTTCTCAATGTAGTTTTTTAAATTCATGTCTCTCCTATTCTTAATCTGGCGACACGCTCCCTCGCTCACGGGGTGACGGTGTGAATTTAAGGAACGTGTCTGATTGCAACTATAAATCCTTATTTACTAAATGTAAAGTATTTACTTGACATAGAATTTTATGTGACTAAGATAAGGGTATTAAAAGTTTGGAGACTGATAATGAAAAAGAAAAATATAAGTGAACTCTGCCTTGCAGATTTGTTAAAAGAAAAGAAAAAGAATTTAACAATGCAAGCTGATCTGAAAAAAGCTAGTGCAGAGCTAGACAACGAAATTGCTTCTCGTCCTGAGATACAAAAGCATATTAAGAAACTTTCTAATACCGGTGGATCTACCAGAGTCCCACTCAACAATGTCATACCTTTAGACATCAGGTTGCAATACAAGATCACTAGATCCTGGGACCAAGAGTTCCTATCTAAAGTTAAGAAAGACATCCCTAAGAATCTATTCCCATTCAAGACACAGTTCGTTGAAGACACGGCCATGTCTAAAAAGATTGCAGAAGACAATCAAGATGTATTCGACAAGATACAAGAGGGATTACAAACCAAGATCAATGAAAGACCTTACATATCTTTTATAGATCCATTGAAGGGAGATAAGAAATGAGTTTATTAGATACAGTAGAGACAGGAATTAAAGTGCCTACATTAAAGATCAATGTGTCCGGGACTAACGGCATAGGTAAAAGTACCTTTGCTTCACAAGCACCCAGACCAATATTTATTAAGACAGAGGATGGAACAAACTTTATTGACGTACCATCTTTTCCTTTGTGTCAAACATACGATGACGTATTGAAACAAGTTAATACATTGTTGCATGAAGAACACGATTACAAGACCCTAGTCTTTGATACCACAGATTGGGCTGAGAAACTGATACATCAAAAGGTGTGTCAGAATCATTCAGTCAAATCAATTGAAGCTCTAGGTTTTGGTAAAGGATACACAGAAGCATCTGAACTATACCGTGCATTGCTACATATGTTCGATGACCTGGGAGCGAAAAGAAAGATGAATGTCATCTTGTTATCGCATGTATCCATAAGAACTTTTAACGATCCTGAGAGAGAACCTTATGATCGTTGGGAATTGAATCTACACAAGAAGGTATCAGCAATGATAAAAGAATGGGTGGATTTTAATCTGTTTGCAAACTACGAAGTAACAACTCGTACAAGTGGACAGGGCTTTAAAGAAACAACGAGAGGTGTGTCTTACGGCAAGCGTAAGTTGTTTCATAAATATGCAGCCTCGTTTGACGCTAAGTCTAGAGTTGATTTGGGGAGTACCCCTTTAGAACTAGAGTGGAGTGCTTTCATGACTGCTTTGAAAGAATCTTTAAAATCTAAAACAGGAGTAAAAAAATGAGTGATTTTGAAATTAATTTAACTGATGTAGAAGAACTTGATGTAAGTTCAATAGGTCCCATGCCAGCCGGTGATTATGAAATGGTTGGTACAACTTGGGAATCTAAGAAGAGTAAGGCCAACAACCATAAGATGATCAATATAACTTTTGAAGTTGTAGGTCCTCAGTATGCTGGCAGAAAAGTTTGGGAAAACTTTATGCTTGAAGGTAATGGCTTGAACGTATCTAAAAGCAAGATACGTAATTGGAGAAAAGCTATGGGCTTGGATCCTGATGTAGAGAACTTTAACCTTGAAGCTCTTGAGTCAATGATGAACGTTCCTTTTGATGCCACCCTCAAAGTAGAGGTTGGTGGAGATAAAGGTGACGGTACTAAGTGGGATGACAAGAACGTTATCGCTAAGTTCAATGACAAGGGTGCGCCTACACCAGCACCTCAAGAAGCAGCACCTGTCCCGGAAGCACCTGTCGAAGCTGTCGCATCTACTGATGACGATGACGATGATGGGTTTGATTGGGACAAGTAAAAGAATTTCATCGCAGAGTTGCGTATACAGGTCAGGAGAGAGAGGGACTTTGTGATGAAATACCGAGCAGTAGCTAATGCTCTCAAAGACCTGAGTAATACTTTAGCTACTTCTCGCCTCATATAAGATATAGTTTAATACATGGAAAATCAATTTGACAAAGAAACATTAGACCAAGTTATGTTGGATCTAAATAAAAACATAGAGAAGTGGGAATCACTTGATCTGGATATACAAACCATGCTCGTGGTTCTATTGCAGTTTGCCCTTGAGTTAGTCTTCAAACATTCATTCAATACACAGGATGCTTTGAGTACTATATCCGGGATACTACTTACAAAGCTAGAAAGCGGTGAGATAGATCCAGACATAGTAGAAAGGATGTTTGACTTCTATGAAGTGCAGAATGGATCTATACATTAATGCAATTAAGATACTACCAAAGGGATGCAATCAACTCCCTACACCATTGGTTTGAAACCAAACCAGCCAACGAACATGCTTTAATTGCATTACCCACCGCAGCTGGGAAGACGATTATCTTCTCTCACTTCATTAAAGAAGTGTTGGCTAAAGATTCTGGAGCTAGGTTTGTTGTTCTTGCACACAGAAAAGAGCTAGTAGACCAAGCAGAGAAAAAACTTAAGTCTGTATGGCCTGATGCCCCGGTGGGAGTGTTAGCAGCTGGAATGAAACGTTTTGAGCATGATGCACAGATATTGATAGCTAGTAGAGATACATTGGCTTCACCCAAAAGACTAGCCAAGGTTGGCAAGTTTGACTACATGATTATAGATGAGGCACACAACGTACCGCCTACATCACACACCAGGTATCAAAAGATTATTGCTGAGTTATCTGATCGTGGAGACATGAAAGTTATGGGTTGTACTGCAACGCCATACAGAATGGGTCAAGGATACATATACGGCAAGCGTAAGGATCATTTCTTCAGAGGTCTAGCCTACAGTGTATCTATCCCAGAATTGATCAGAGAGGGCTATTTATGTAGGCTCTCTGCCTATGCTGTGAACGACAAGGCTATTATTGATGCTGGATCTGTCAGCTTGAAGTTTAAGAATGGAGACTTCAGGGAGAAAGAACTAGAAGAAGTGGCTATGGTAGATGAAACCATAATAGAAGTTGTAAGTGATTGGATTGATAACGCTTACACTAAAGGCAGAACAGCAACAGTATTCTTTTGTGTATCAGTCTTACACGCTGAGAAGATGACACAGTATCTAAAGCAGTATGGTATTAGCTCTGCTGTTATTACCGGGGAGACACCCAACAAAGAACGTAGTCAAACGCTTGCTGACTTTGAGTCTGGCAAGATTCATGCGCTTTGTAACGTTGGTGTCCTGACAGAAGGATGGGATGCCCCCAGGACAGACTGCATAGCATTACTTAGACCAACACAAAGCGTAGGACTGTACGTGCAGATGTGCGGTAGAGGGATGAGGATCCACGAAGATAAGAACAACTGCTTGCTTCTGGACTACGGAGAGAACGTTGCTAGACATGGATGCTTGGATGAAGTATCGCCCGGAGCTACTGAAAACAGATATCATCCTAAGATATGTGCATCTTGTAATACGATCAACTCACCATCAGCTAAAGAATGTATTGAATGCGGACAAGTCTTTGAGGCAAAACAAACTAAGTCTTTGTGGACTAAGAAAGAAAGAGAGGTAGCCAGAAGAACTAAAGCAGAGAAGCAAGCTGTACTTTCAGATGAGAGGGCTAAGTCTAAGCCTGTATTCAAACCTGTAACAGATATATTTGCTAAAGTAACTAAGTCTAAGAACGGCAGTGAATACTGTCAGGTGATCTTTACAGTAGGTAATGAGTTCTTTCCTAAGAAGATGCCCCTTATGTTTGGACACCCCACCGCACACAACATGGCCGTGCGTAAATGGAAGAAGATTACTAACGAATGGGGATCTCCTAAACAAGCATGGATGGCTGCTGAATTAATAAACAATGGAGCCTTTGATTCTATATCTGAGATAGCTATTCAAAAGCAAGGTCAGTATGAGAATGTCATTGGTATTAGAAACAAAAAGAATGAGAGAATAAAACTATGACAATCGTTCATGACTTACTAGATCAGGTTGAACTAGACGAGGAGAGACACCAAAGGTTTTACTTAGGTATCAGTGGGATTGGTAATCCTAACCAGCGTTTGGTCTGGATGCGTTACCGTTGGTTGATGCCAGATGATTGGGAGCCTAGAGTGTTGCGTTTGTTAGATTTAGGTAACGTTGTAGAGGATGACCTTATTAAGAAGCTCAGAAAGATACCTGGTGCGAAGATTTATGACGTAGATAAG